AGACAGCAACTACAGCTATCCGTGGTCTTGGAAATGTCGTGATTGCAGTTGGCCTGATTCAGGGCGATTTGACAACAGTCGGAACAGGCATGGCCATGGCTGGACTGTCCACTGTAATCAGAGAAGTTGCGGATAACTGGGAAGCAATCAAAGAAGGAGATTGGAGCGGGGTAGACAAAGTTCAGCTTGCAATCGGGGCTGTTGAAATGATTGCCGGATTTGTAACTGTGCTGATAAAGCTCAACAACATCAAGTCCAGTATCCCTGATATTACAGCTACGCAGGAAACAATGAGTTCGGTTGGAGGTGCTGCTGAGGCACTGAACACTGGGACCAGTGCGCTTACATCAAAGTTGAAAGACCTTGTTGTGAATATTGGTCTTGGTGTGGCGATAATCGCAGAGGTCTCCGCAGCGGCGATCATCTTTATTGGGGCAATCGCCATCCTCGGATGGGAACTTGATAAGGTTCGGGAGGCATGGCAGCCGGTCATTGACAACGCCGGAACTGTTGCAATTTCTGTCGGAATCGGAACAGGAATCCTTGTAGGCGTTGGTGCAATCTGCTATGCGCTTGGCACCGTCGGAAAAGGAATTGCCCTCAATGTCGGTATCGGCACTGCAATTCTGGTTGAACTTGGCGTTGCTGCGGCAGTTTTTATCGCTGAAATTTGGGGAATTGGAAAGGGCCTTGACGAAATCGGAAAGGCATGGGAACCAGTCCTTAACAACGGCGAGAACATCGCAATATCTATAGGCATCGGCACAGGACTTTTGGTTGGTATTGGCGTAGTTACGGCGGCACTCGGTGCGGCGACAGTCGGAACGGCTGGACTTATCCCCATTGCGGTTGGTCTCGGAACTGCGTTGCTCGTTGAGTTGGCGGCTGCATTTGTCCTGTTCTGCGATAGCCTTGTCAAAGTTGCAGATGAATTAACCGATGAACTTGCACCAGCATTCGATAGATTGAACCCAAAGATTCCGGGGCTGATTGATGATACCGATGACTTTATAAAGCTCATGTCGGAGTTGGCAGGCGATATTTCCAGCTACAATGACAGCATGGCGAAAATGTCGTGGGATTCCATTGTAGATAAATTCCGGTCGTTTTTCGTGAAAAGCCCGATTAAGACGTTTGCATCCAGCGTGAAAACCATCTCGGACGATACATCCAATTTGAACAAGAAGTTGCAGAAAGCGAACGACGAACTTACAAGCGCAGTTGGCTTGCTGGGCAATTACACGGCATTGATGGATAAAATGCGAGAATTAAGTTCCGGGAGCCAGAACATTGATTTGCCGGACGGAATTTACACAAACCTCAAAGCGGCTGGCTCCAAATTGGTAACAGGCTGGGCAGATGGAATGAAGGACAAAAAGTCCTACTTGAAAAGCACACTTTCCGATATTTCGACAAGCGTCTTTGACAGTGATACCGCTTATTCCACCGGCTATTCCTTCGGCCAGTCCCTGGCGAACGGTATCTCTCAGGCCATCAAGAACGCTACCTACCCGTCCTTGAAGGGGACCATGAGTACATCCGGCGGCACAGCCAGAATGTCGTTCAGTGCATACGCTTCCGGCGGTTTCCCGGACCCCGGCCAGTTCTTCCTTGCCCGTGAAAACGGTGTCCCGGAAATGGTCGGCTCCATCGGACGCAGAACAGCCGTTGCCAACAACGACCAGATCGTTGAAGCCGTCAAAGCCGGTGTATACGAAGCTGTTGTTGCGGCTACCAGCGGTGGGAACAACCAGAACGGCGGTCAGGCGCAGGTGGTATCCGCCAACGTCAACGGAAAGAACCTGTTTGAGTTTGTGGTGGATTATGCCCGTGGTGAAACCGTTCGTACCGGTGCGAACCCCCTGCTGGAATTTTGACCGGAGGTGATGCGGATTGACTATCAACAAATTCGACCCGCAGAACCGCTGGATGGTGGGCGATAAGCCCATCTACGAACCCAGCGGTGGGGTGTCCATCCAACATGAAAACATTGCCGGTTCAAGCAGCGGGCGAACCGAAGACGGCGTTATCCATATCGACTGGGTGCGCCGGGACGTTCGGAAAGTCGGCCTGAAATGGAAGGCAATGACCGAGGCTGAACTGAACTATATCGTTGACCTGATGCAGGGAAAAGAATATCAGTTCACCTTCCTGGACCGTGGCCAAAAGTACACGATGGAGGCGTATTCCTCGAACTGCTCCTACACCATGTACTCCTACGCTCTTGGGAACACCATCTACACCGACGTGAGCATCAACGTCATTGAAAAGTAAAAGGAGGCGGAATCAGTGCTGTCAAATAAGTTTGTAAGAAGCGACGGAACGGTGATTGATTCCGCCTCCATCATCTCCTGCAAGTGGACCTCCGGGGTAAACAGCTCCACGAACCTGACTGTCGGCGATACGACAGCGGATTCTGTGGATGTGCAAATCCGGAACCCTGAAAAGGGAATTGTAACCGGGGAGGCCCTGGAATATTACAAGGTTGACGGCAATACAGAAACAAAAGTCGGTGTGTTCTATGCCGAGGCTCCGACCGTTGCCTCCAAAGTGTCCATCCGGTTTACCGCTTATGACAGCATCGCCAAGCTGGGCGTGGATGCGTCCCCCTGGCTCATGGAGAACCAGGACAATTTCCCGATGAGCCTTCGGGCCATCGTGAATGCCGTTTGCGACCTGGCGGGAATTACAGGAAAGCCCGGAACGTTTTCTCATGAAGATTTACAGGTCCCGGCCTTTTATTCCGACGGCATTACAGCCCGACAAATCGTCTCCTGGGCCGCTCAGATTGCCGGGTGCTTCTGCCGAAGCACTTCTACCGGCGGGATTGAATTTGCCTGGTACGAAGCCACGGAGACCGTCATAAGCGATTCCAAGGCCACCGGAACGATACAGTATATGCAGGACAGTTTGTCTTGCAAACAGTATCAGACGGACCTCATTCAGCGGGTGCAGCTGAAGCAGACGGATGATGACGTTGGCGTTATTTACCCGACGGATGCAGACGGAAACGTGTTTGCAATATCCGGAAACCTTATGCTGTCCATGCTTGATACGCCCACACTGGAAGCAATCGCCCAGGACCTCTATACAAAGGTAAAGTATATATCCTATACCCCGGCAGAATGCAAGCTGTTCCCGACCTGTGCGGTGAATGCCGGGGACATTATCAAAATTAACACCGCGCAGACAGGGGAATTGACGGTCTACGTCATGTCCGTCTACACAGATTCCTCCGGGACGCAGGTATCCAGCACCGGAGACCAGAATTACTCCGACAAAGCTACCGTGTCCTCCGAGAAGTACCAGAACCCGCAGGGCCGGTATTACCTCCTGAAAAAGTCCATTGACGGCCTGAAAGCTACGGCAAAGGACCTGGAAGGGAATATCTCCGAGATCGAGCAGACAGCCGAAAGAATTGCTACATCCGTTTCGGACCAGGGCAATGCAATCACACAGTTGCAGCAGACCTCCAAAGAGATCAGCGCCACCGTGACCTCCATCGTGGAGAACGGCGTGGACAAAGTGACGACCTCCTTCGGCCTGACCATCGACGAATCATATGTCCATATCCAGAGGTCCGGCTCGGAGATGGAAAACCGGCTGGATGAAACCGGTATGTATGTCATGCGTGGCAACGAGATTATGCTCCAGGCCAACAAGGATGGCGTGATCGGCACGGATATGACCGTGCGGAATTACCTCATCATCGGCTCCCACGCCCGGTTTGAGGACTACACCGACGATGACGGCGCAGCAGGCACCGCCTGCTTCTACATTTGAGGGGAGGGTAAGATATGCCATCTTTTAATATTTCGTCCGGCGTGTCCAGCCTGTACCTCATTGTAACCTATACCGTTGGGCAGTACGACGTGGTGGCCAATACCACCCCGGTATCTATCTCCCTGTCCCTGCACCATGCGGGGCTTTCCGTGGGAGCCGGTACGGATGACTGTGCGCTTACCATCGGGAGCCAGACCTACAAATGGACCGGTCCGGACATCTATTCCAGCGGCGGCGGGACCGTCTCCCTGGGGTCCCACAAGTTTACCGTCCCACATAATGCGGACGGCACTTGGTCCGGCAAGATCGGGGCCAGCTACCGCCTGAACATCAACTACGGCGGGACGTATATTGGCACCATTTCCGGCGACCAGACCATCACACTGCCCACCATCCCAAGAGCATCCACGGTGTCTGCCACGGATGCCAATATCGGCAGCGTCAGCTCCATCTATATCAACGCCAAGAGCAACGCCTTTTCCCACGGCCTGCTGGTAACATTCGGGAGCCTGAATTTTTACCTGGACGGCAACGGCAACCCATCCAGCAGCTACGTCACCTTTATGCAGCGCACGGTTCCGTTCCGGCTGCCGGATAGCTTTTACGCTCAGATACCCAATTCAGCCACCGGCGAGGTGACGCTGACCCTCTGGACCCACACGGACAAGGACCACTACTTTGACCCAGAGACCACAACGTTCACGGCGACGGCTGCGGCGGCGCTCTGTGCGCCGACTGTAAACGCTACCTGTCAGGATACCAACGAGAAAACACTTGCGCTGACGGGAAACGCAGACGCTCTGGTGCGGTATGCCTCCACGGCCTCCGGCAGTCTGAACGTGGCTGCCCGGAACAGCGCCAGCATCAAGCGCATCACGGTAGCCGGTAGGGAGGTCCCGCTGAACGCCACATCCTACTCCATCACCAACGTGGAGACCAATAAGGTGACGGTCACAGCCACGGACAGCCGAGGTTACAGCACCACCCAGACCCTTGAGAAAACACTGGTCCCCTATGTCCAGCTGACCTGCAACATTCTCCGGGCGAACCGGCCCGTGCCGTCCTCCAACGAGGCGCAAATTGAGATCGCAGGGCAGTATTTCGCCGGGAACTTCGGGGCAGCTGACAACACCCTGACCCTGAAATATCAGAATCCCTCCGGGGACTGGGTGGCGGTAACGCCTACCATCGACACGACCAAGAACACCTACACGGCGAGTATCACCGTGCCTGATCTGGACTACCGGCAGGCGTTCAGCATCCCGGTACAGGCAGAGGACAAGCTGTTCACGGCGACCAATACGGCCCAGATAATGGCCGGTGTGCCGTCCTTTTACTGGACGAAAGAGTTTTTTCAGCTGAACGTTCCTCTGCGGCTGAACGGCGAGAACATCCTGAGCAAAATCTACCCGGTGGGAAGCATCTATATGTCCCTGTCCTCCACGGACCCGAAGGACCTGTTCGGTGGAACCTGGGAGCGGCTGAAAGACCGGTTTTTGTTGGCGGCTGGGGATAAATATTCCGTCGGGGCCACCGGCGGCGAAGCCACCCACACGCTGACCAAGGACGAAATGCCCAGTCATAACCACTACGCCGCCATTAACGGCGGTACGGACAGCTACGGACAAAACCGGACAACCATCGGCAGCTTTGCCAATAAAGCACAGGGCTACTCCGACAGCTCTACGATTTTCGCCACAGGCGGCGGGAATGCTCACAACAATATGCCGCCATATCTGGCGGTTTATATGTGGAAACGAACGGAATAACAAACTTTAAGGAGGTAAAACAATATGGATAGAATCTTTGGCATCGACGTATCGGATTGGCAGGGTGACATCGATTGGGCGAAGGCCAAGGCCGCAGGCGTGAAATTTGCGCTGCTGAAATGTGGTTACGGCATGGACCGGACCGATCAGGACGACGCTTGCTTTGTGCAGAACGCCAGCGAGTGTGAACGCCTGGGCATCCCCTACGGTGTGTGGCTGTACAGCTACGCCAACACCATGGGTAAGGCCAAGAGCGAGGCGGCGCACGTCCTCCGGATGCTCAAGGGCCGGAAGCCCCAGTACCCGGTATATCTGGACCTGGAAGACCAGATCACCCTCTCCGCAAGCAAGGAACAGATTCTGGCCCAGGTGAAGGCCTGGTGCGAGATCATCGAGGCAGCCGGTTACAAGGCGGGCATCTACGCAAACCTGTACTGGTGGGACACCTACCTCACCGACCCCTGGTATGATACCAAGGAGCGCTGGGTGGCCCAGTATTACACAAAGTGCGAGTATGCCAAGGGCTACGGCATCTGGCAGTACACCAGCAGTGGCAGCGTGGCCGGTGTGACCGGAAGAGTTGACTGCGACTGGTGCTACAAGGACTACCTGACCACGGAGCCGGAAGTGCCGGATATGCCCCCGGAGGCCCCCAGCGAGACCGTCTACATCGTGAAATACGGCGACACCCTCAGCGGTATTGCCAAGGAGTACGGCACGACCTACCAGACCCTGGCGGCTTACAACGGCATTGCAAACCCCAACCTCATCCATGTGGGGGACAAAATCCGCATCCCCGGAACTGCCGAAGCCCCTGCAAAGTCCATCGAGGACCTGGCCCGTGAGGTAATCCGTGGAGACTGGGGCAATGGGGCCGAGCGGGAAAAGCGGCTCACTGCTGCCGGGTATGACTACAATGCCGTGCAGACCCGTGTAAACACCCTGCTTGGCTGATGTGCCCGAATTGGGCACAAACGAAAGGAGGCCCTTATGAATATCCGTGACCATCCCTTTTTGTATCAATGGGATACCAACCGCTATCTGGACATCCCGGAGGCGGATGCAGTGTACGTTGACTTCGCCCGGACCGGCGAGGAACCGCTGCGTATTGCCGTAGCAGATGGCGGGGTCCGCATCCCGGACAGTTGGCTCCAGACTGCCGGAAACCAGAATATCTACGTCTGCTATGTGGACGGCACCCTCCGTGGCTACACCCTGCGTATCGTCCCCAGGCCCAAGCCTCCGGATTATGTGGCAACGCCGGATGAGGCACTCAGCTACGCACAGCTTGATAAAAAAAATTACCGATGAAGTCTCTCGGCTGGATAAACGTATCGACAACATCCCCGCAGGGAAAGACGGTGTAACTCCGACCATCGGGGAGAATGGCAACTGGTATTTGGGCAGTACAGATACCGGGAAACCATCCAGAGGCATTACTGGCGAACAGGGACCGCAAGGCCCGAAGGGGGATGCTGGCGAAACTGGTCCAGCCGGACCGAAAGGCGATACCGGCCCAAATGGTGATAAGGGCGACACCGGCGAACGAGGCCCTGCCGGTCCCGAAGGCCCCAAGGGCGCAGATGGCAAAAGCCCGGTAAAAGGTACGGATTACTGGACAGAAGCGGACAAGGCCGAAATCGTCCAGAGCGTCCTTGCAGCGTTGCCGGATGGGGACGAGGTGGCGTATGGCTAAGGTAGTGATAACAAAAAGCAAGCTGGACAGCCTTGCCCAGCACATCAACGCAAAGGCCGGGACGACCGGCGCAAAGACCATCGCCCAGATGCAGGCGGCGGTGGACGGGATCACGGGCGGTGATGACGGCAGCTTTAAGGCCGTGATAGAACGCACTGCTGTCAATCCTACGCTTCCGGGTGATTTGACGACCATTGGTTACAGTGCGTTTAGTGGTTGCCCCAAACTTGCATTAACTAGTCTGCCGTCTGGGGTAACAGGCATCAGTGACTATGCGTTTAACAATTGCCCCAAACTTGCATTAACCAGCCTGCCACCTGGAATAACAAATATCGGTAGCTATGTGTTTCAAAGTTGCCCCAAACTTGCATTAACTAGTCTGCCACATGGAATAACACGCATCGGTTACTATGCGTTCAATGGTTGCCGCAACCTGGCAATAACTAGTATTCCACCTGGAATAACAGATATCGGTTTTGGTGTGTTTGCTAATTGCACCGGGCTAACAAGTATTACATTTGAGGGAAACCCAAATACCATCCACCCTTCTGCGTTTAACGGGTGCTCCAACCTAACCACCATCAATGTTCCGTGGGCAGAGGGCGCTGTAGCCAATGCTCCTTGGGGTGCAACTAATGCGACAATCAACTACAACTATACAGGAGGTTAAGTCATGCAGACCATTACACTGTATCGCTACATCAGAGAGGGTGGCGGCGTGACGGTATCTCCCGTGATGCCAGAGTGTGAATACGCTACAATATACCGTCTTGTGGCTGACGAAGGTAGAGCGCTCACGCAGGATGGAACGACCACGACTTGCTGTGCTGACGTTATAAGCACGGACGGATGGTATGAGGTTGATGCCCCGGTGGTGTATCCGGCTGGATGGAATGAGGTGGAGTAAATCAAAATCAATCTGCCAATTGACGAAGCCTGAGGATAGAAACACTTTTCCTAAAATCAAAAAATCGAATGGAGGACCGGGCCAAATGCCTATCAAACTCATCGAAATGGCGCTCACCGTGCTGGTGGCAATCATCGGCTCCACCGGACTGTGGAATTTTATTTCCACCCGGCGGGAAAAGCACGACGCAAAGACCAAGCTGCTTGTGGGCCTCGCTCACGACCGTATCGTTTACCTGGGCATGAAGTACATTGAGCGGGGATACATCACCCGTGACGAGTACGAAAACCTGAACGATTATCTCTATGTGCCGTATGCCGCCGCTGGCGGCAACGGCTCCGCAAAACGTGTGATGGAGGAGGTCAAACGCCTGCCTCTGCACAATATTTAATTACAAAATCATTACAAGGAGGAAACAACTATGAAACTGTCGAACCGTGTGTATGACATCCTCAAGTGGATTGCCACCATCCTGCTGCCCGGCCTGGGCACCCTGTACTTCGCCCTCTGCTCTATCTGGGGCTTTCCCTATGGGGAGCAGGTGGTGGGCACTATCACCGCCGTGGACACCTTCCTAGGCGTTCTGCTGGGCATTTCCAGCGCCACATACAATAAGGAGGTCGGCAAGGGCTAAATGGACTCCGTCCCGTGGAACCGGGTGATTCTGGAGGAATTTATCTCCCTGGCGATCCTCACGCCGGAGGACGAAAAGATACTTCGCACCCGTGCCGCAGGATGGAGCCAAATCAGGCAGTGCCACGCCTGTAATATGTCCCTTGCTACCTTAAACCGGAGAATCCGAAAGTTGAAAAAAGAGTATGATTTCTGCCGGAAATACAGTAAACTGCTCCCGGAAAATCTGAAATTTTGACTTGCGGTGAGAAGAAAACAAGAAAAACCCGACTTGCAGACGATAATCTGCGGGCCGGGTTTTTTGCTATGAAAATGACACAAGAAAATAAACAGCGGAAGGAGTGGCAACTATGGCGTGGACAAATCCCCAGTGGCCGCAGCAACCGAATTACGGAATGAACGGGGGCGGTTACACCTCCACAATGCAATCGTCTCCCTACCGGCCGACTGTGGCCCCACAGGGGCAGATGAACAGCATGGACTGGATACGGGTGCCGAACGTCCCGGACGTGGAGCAGGTGAGCGTCCAGCCCGGCCAGACGGCCTGGATCATGGTGCAGAACAACAGCGTCTTCGCCGTCCGGATGGCCGACCCAATGGGCATGGTAACTACCAAATATTTCCAGTTCGCCGAGTTCGACCCTCGGCAGGCGGACCAGCAGAAGCAGAACAGCATTGAGCAACGCTTGAGCAGATTGGAGGCTATCGTCAATGGCACAGCAGAACCCACTGATGGGCATTTTAAGCCCGCAGACCAGGCCCAATAATCCCCTGGCCATGCTCTCGGAATTCCGTAAATTCGCCGCCGGGATGACCCCGCAGCGGGCAAAACAACAGGTGGAGCAGCTGCTCAAGTCCGGCAAAATGAGCCAGCAGCAGTTTCAGCAGCTCCAGGAGCAGGCCAAGGAATTTATGCAGTTTTTGAGATAAAACCGGTGCGCAACGGGTTTATCATAAAATTTTTAAGAAAGGATGGATAAGAAAATGGAGAACTACTCTCTCTCTGACCTTCGTGCCGCCGTGGGCGACGGCGAAAACGGCTGGGGTTCCGGCTGGTTCCTGATCGTCGTGCTGTTCCTGTTCATGTTCGGCTTCGGCGGAAACGGCTGGAACCGCCAGGGCGAATTTGGGCAGTACGCCACCGCCGCATCTCAGCAGGAAATCCTCTACGGCCAGCAGTTCGGCCAGTTGAACGACCGGCTGACCAACATCGGCAACGGCATCTGTAACCTGGGTTACGAGATGCAGGGCAACATTGGCCAGCTTGGCAAGGAGATGGCCCTGGCTCATGGTGCGACCAACACCACCATCATGCAGACGGCCAACGACCTCCAGCGGCAGCTGGCGGATTGCTGCTGCACCACGCAGCGGGCAATCGATGGGGTCAACGCCAACCTGGAAGCCAAGTTTGCGGCCCTGGAGAAGTCCCACCTTGAGCAGCGCATCGCCGAGCAGTCCGCTCGCATCGCCTCTCTGGAAATGGACAACCGGATGTATGGCGTGGTGCGGTATCCTAACGGGTACAGCTACAACGCTGGTCCGAGTCCCTTCTGCGGCGGGTGCTGCGGCTGATCTTGCTGCATAGCCCCAACATTACGCTTTAACAGCGTCGGCCCCCACGGCAAACGCTGTGGGGGCTTTTGCGTGAAGTATTTTAAGCCGGTTTTAACTGGCAGCGGCCAAGGCCCGACCAATTAAAATCCGACCCTGAAAAATTACGAAAGGAGTAAAAGACTATGGCTTGTAATTGCAATTACCGCAAATCTGCGGCCCAGAAGTACAACTATGCCACCCAGGACCTGACTACCACGCCCGCCCCGCTGAACATGGGGGCCAGCGCAGGACTGCCCACCGGCCCCTCCATTGTGGACCGGAGCAACAACATCGGCATCCGCAAGACCGGCCTCTACCGAGTGACGGCTCAGGTGACGGCGGCTGTGACCACCGCCGGGACCCTGAACGTGCAGGTGTACTACAACGGTGTCCCCGTGGCTGCGTCCCTGAAAACTATCCCTGTGGCCGTTGGGAGCGTCCAGGTATCCATTGACAACCTGCTCTACCTGGCCGTGCCGAATGGCTGCAACTGCGCCGACGTTGTGTATCCCGTTGACGTGTACGCATGGGTGTCCGGCGCTGCTGTGGCCAGCGTGACCGCCATTGCCGTCAACGCCCTGAAGGAGGCGTAAGCCATGACGGAAATCAAACTCCTCATGGAACACGTTGCGGACGAGCTAAGGGATGCCCACACCTACGCCAAGCTGGCCCTGGAATACAAGGCCAGCGATCCGGAAATGGCCGAACTGTTTTACAAGCTGTCCGGCGAAGAAATGACCCACATGAACCTCCTACACAAGGATGTCATCCGGCACATCGAGGCGTACAAGCGGCAAAAGGGGGAGCCGCCCGAAGGCATGAAGGCCCTCTATGACTACCTCCACAAGCGGGCAATCTGCGACGCTGAGGAAGTCGGCGTGTTGCAAGGGATGTACAAAAAGTAAAAAAATAAGGGCCGCTCCATACGGAACGGCTCTTACTTTTTGGTAACTACCCAAATTACTGTTTCAATCCACACGCACGGGCTGTGCGTGACTTGCTTAGTTGCTGATCTGCACTTTCAGCAGGCCCACCGCCTGTTGAAGAAGTAGCTTCCAGCAGAGTGGGCAGGGGCGGGTCCCCATGCACCAGGATTCCACCGTCCGAAGTGGAATCAGAAACCGCTCGGAAAATCCGGCCTGTGAAAGTCCGGTGAAGGAGACGACTTCCTTCATGCTCCGGCTCACGGCGGCGTAGATGTCGCTCAGGTCTCGGATTCGCTCCGCCGGAATTGGAACATCCTCTCCGCCAAATCCCTTCCCCCAAATCGTGGAAGTCGCCACGTCCGACAGGAAGGAATCGACATCATTGTATTTTGCCGCCTCGGTGGCGGCGAAATTATACTGTGCTCTGGTCATTCGGCATCACCCGGTTTGTACATGGCCTGATATTTTGCTTGCAGGAAAACGCCTTGCTGTTCCAGGGTCAGTGGCTTGCGGAAGTTGTCCTGCCACTCATCGACGGAGAACTTGTTGTAAAACTCCATCAGTTCTTTGTCCAGGGAATCTGCCACAAGTTTACGACGGTGCGCCTCTACAACGTAAATGGTGATGGTCTGCAACGGGTAAATTGTAACGTTGCTGTCGTCGGCAAGGTTATCCTTGCCAAGGGCCTTGCGAAGCAGCGCATAAATGCGTCCGCAGGCCTTGATTTGCTCAGTTGTCATTGTTTTTGCCTCCATTTTTAGAATTTATCGGGGTAACTGGGCCGCCATGGTAGACGGAAAATTCCGCCTCTGCCGGAAGCTCGTTGTGGGCGTTGGCCCTTGCGTACAGGGCGGGCAGGTCCTCCACGGGAACCGGGGTGAAATATTTGTCCGCACCGGCAAAGCCGTAAACTGTTCCGTCATGAAAACGGAAAATCAGCGTGTAGTCCTTGTAGGCAAATCCGGAAACGATTTTGAGGAACTGAAACAGCTCGTCCTCGAAATCGTGGCCCTTACCGGAGCGGGGGCAATCCATGACGAAATCATCGTAGGGATTAAGCCCGGCGAATTTTGTACGCCGGTCCTTTTTGTCCGCCCAGAAGTCTAGCACATCCGAAGGGGTGAACCGGGACTTTGTGGCAAAAGCGCGGGCCACTTGTGCGGTTTGGCGGCGCTTTTCTGCCTGGGCGTGGAGGCTTTTGTATTCCTCCGTCTCCATGCAGGCCAGCACGTCCTCATCCCGCCAGAGCTTCATCGGCGGCTTCTGGGAACTGTACGGATTCTTCCGCAGCACAGGCTCAGGCAGAAGCCTGGCGATCATGCTCTTTGTCAATCCCATTTCCAGGATTGTGGATTGGCAAACCATTTTTTCACGGGCCATTGTGGTCAGCTCCTTTGTGTCTCTCTTAACACATACACAATACAAGATAAGATAATTTTATATATTATATTATAATAAATATATATCTTGTTAATAAGATAGGTTCAGGTTTCTGCTGGGATAGTCTTTTTCAACCGGGATAGTCTTAAACTCCCACCATTCAGCGCCATCATATTCTCCTCTTTCCAGCCACCAATCGTCACCGACTACAACCAGGTCTCCGGGTATTTCTGCGCCGCCGTATCCATTGTCGTACTCAAAGTTGGCTTGTTTCACAAAATCATTCCAGCTGCACTTTGCGTTGATAGATTCTCTGCCAACCCACCGCACATCCGCAGGAGATTTTCCGTTTTCATTGAGAGCATTCAAAGTTTCACTTAGTAGATTCATACTATCGCCTCCTTTTGTGTTGATATAATACCACACTGAGTGTGGTATGTCAATAGGCAAATCGCAATTTACCCCAAAAAAATATTCCCCGCCGTTAAGGCAGGGAATATCTTTGCGTTTGCACCAGCAGAAACCCAACGAAAGTTATCGTGGGGTTCGGATGAGTTGCGTTTGGTGAACCGTAGGCCATCAAATCCGAACACATTTCACCGCCGGAAGGGGGCGCTCCGGCAGGGACCTTATATGTTTTTTCCGGCAGGCCGGTGATATTGAACGCTGTTTTGATGGTAATTCCATCCGGGCCATCGTCCCAGACCGTAACGGAGTTTACAAGCAGGTCCAGCAGCATTGCCGTCTGATCTCCAACGGCGGCGACCTTATCCCGGACCTTTTCCAGCCAGAATACCACCTTATCCTTTGTCAGGCGTACCGTGTTGCCTTCCTCTTTGACAAGTTCTGATTGCAGGGCTTTTGTCTGCCCTTCCAGCTCGGCAATGCGGGAGATAAGATAGCTGGACGTTGCACCGGATTCCTCGATTGCGGCGGTGAGGTTCCTGATTTTTGTTTCATTTTCTTTTATTGATTTTTGCAGGGCCGGTGCTTTGGATGTGGCCTTGTATGCCTCCTCGGACTGCTTCTCGGCCATGGTGGCGATATAGTCTATCACCTCGTCCGTCAGCATGGCACGGGCCTGTTCGGCGACAATTCCTTCAATCCAGTCTTTTTGCAGATTCTTCTTCCGGCAGCCCTTCCCACGCTTTTTGTTGTAACAGGCGTAGTAATGATAAATCCGGCCCTGCTTTCCACGCCCGGATTCCCCGAACATATTGCTTCCGCAGTGGCCACAAAAAATCTTTTGAGACAGCAGGTACGGGACCTTGGCCTTCGTTTTGGCAGGGGCTTCCGCTACCTGTTTTAATTTTTTCTGCACGGCATCAAACAGCTCCTTGTCAATGATTGGAGGGATAACATCCTCGGTGTAGACATCTCCGTACCGGCATATCCCGATATATTTTTTGTTGGCCATGATGCGGCTGAACGTGGACCCCCTGAACTCCATATTTTTTGCGGTCCGGTAGCCTCTTGCGTTAAGGTCCCGCATGATGGATGTGGCGGTCTCACCGGCAGCGTACCGCTCAAACATCTCCTTGACAATGGGTGCATATACCGGGTCCAACTCAAGCCGCTTGTTTACGGATTTGTACCCAAGCGGGATCACCCCGCCGGTGCTGGCCCCCTTTAGGGCCGTCTCCCGCATTCCGCGCTTGACTTTTTGGGACAGTTCGGCGGAGTAGTATTCCGCCATGCCTTCCAGCAGGGATTCCAGGATAACGCCCTCGGGGTTTTTGCTGATGTTTTCCTTGGCGGATTCCACGGTGCAGCCGTTCTTCCGCAGGCGCATCCGGGCAATGGCAGCATCTTCCCGGCGGCGGGCGAAGCGGTCCAGTTTCCAGACCAGGACGATGGTCCATTCCGACCGTGCGCTGTCCGTCAGCATCTGCTGGAACGCCGGGCGCTTTTCCATGCTGGCGTGAGCGGAGATGGCCCGGTCCACATATACGGCGGCGCACCGGTAGCCCATCCGCTTGCAGAAGTCCAGAAGGTCCCGAAGCTGGCCCTCGATGGATTGCTCCGTCTGCTTGTCGGAGGAATAGCGCAAGTAAAAGCAGCAGACGGTATCGCACCCGGAATCCAGGGCCTCTGGGCAGCTGTCGAATAGTTTTCTTTCTGCCGGTGTCAGGGCGGACAAATCAATCTGCATTTTCATGTTCTTTCCTCCGCAGTCTCTTTTTTACCATGGCATGGCCGATAAACAGGCTGGTCCCGATGATTGCCAATGCCGCCAGATACACCCACATATTGATACCGTCGGATTGGATGAGGCCCATTTGGGGATTTAACGCATCCAATATTACATAGACGGACAGCGCCGCAGCAAGAAGAATACACAGGCCTGTGAGGCCATAGATAAGCGTCCGCCTGCTTTTTATTCCGTCCTGCATCATCTTGATGTGCTTTTCTTTTTCGCCCAGCATGGCTGTTGTGAGGGTCAATTCCGACTGGAGCCGCTGGGTCTCGGAGGGGTCTCCGTCCGGGGGCGTTTGAGGGAGGCCGAGGAGGTCATCCATGGAGAGGCCAAGCGTGATGCAAAAGGCGGCCACATACTCCAAGTTCAGCGTTCCGGCGGCCCCGGCCAGGAACCGGTTTGTGTACCCCTGTGGGACCCCGGACAAATCTGCAAGCTGTTGATTGGTAAGCCCCTGCATGACTTTTTCAGCTTTGACGGCTTCGTACAGGTGGGAGGTGTCCAGTTCCTGGATTGAGGGCCTTCGTTTTGGCTCCGACATAATTCTACCCCTTTCGTAATTTTCTACAAATGCTGTAAATCTTACTACGGTATTTGTAGTCTGATTGTCATGGTTTTACGGCTTTGGTATACGGCTTTCCCGTTTTGTGCATGGACTTTATGCGCCCTTTGCAGTATGCTGACTATGCACCTGGGTAGCAAGGGAGCATGAGGCTTCATCCAGTGGCAGGCCCGGCCATCTGTGGCACGGTGGCCGGGCATTCATACAGTCCGGTTTATTGGACTGTATGTGTGATAGCATACAGACAGTCGAACAGGCGTTCGATAAAGGACGTGACAAAAAACTACCTTGATAATTCCGCTGGACATGATAAAATAGAAGCGTAAATCAAACAAAAATTTGAAATAGGAGGAGTTAATATGAATACCTGTGGAAAGATCAACGAAGAAAAGTGCAGTGTGCAGCCGTTTTTGAACGGTGAGCAAATCGCAGAGATCATTCAAAAAGCCATTTGTGATAAATCCCTAACAGTTCAGTCGCAATCGTAAACGCAGCGACGCCATTTTTTGTTGAGTCCGTTGCATCGGCGGGCATCCCAGCAACCTTTTGATTTACGTCGTCTGTTATCGCCAAAATCATATCCTTGTCCAGCAGCTTGAGGAAGTCATTAAAGTCTTTCATTTTTCGGTTCCTTTCAAAAAAGTAGTTGTGGCAAATACCCATTGCCATCATACCACAGTAAAACACCAAAAGCAACAAAAATTTCACGGGAGGGATTAAAAATGTCAGAAAAGCAAAAGGACACGGAGAAGGGAAAGTGGCTGGAACTGCTCTGGCGGATGCTGGACAGGGCCACGGCCCAACAAGTCAAGGACCTGTACATACTGGCCCTGCACATGAGATACTAAATAAGGAACGCCCCGGAGGCTGTTGAGGAAACGGCTTCCGGGGCGTTCTTTTACTCTTTGGACAATTCCTGAGCGATTTTTTTAATGTATTCTTCCAGCTTGGGGTATGCCTCATCCGGCAGCATGGCGAAGGCTTTCACCAGTCGGGCCTTGGCATCGTCGCTGGCCATGATGTCGCCAAAGATGGCTTTCAGTTCTTCCTCCCGGTCCAGGTTCAGGCGCATTTCTCCTTCCCCGGTGCGGAGCCAGGTTTCGCTCACGCCAAAGACACGGCAAATGTCCGAGATCGTGCGGTCGCTAGGGTTTCTCGCTTTTTCGTGGCCGGAACATAGCTGGCTTAGGTATGGCTGTGAGATTCCTAATTTTTCTGCAAAAACGGTCTTTTTCAAGCCGGATGTCTCGACCACCTCTGCGATACGCTCATTGATGGTACTCATCTGTATCACCTCCTTACATTCTGTATTATAGCACACCCTGAAAAAAAGTCAAGAAAAATCATTGGTGAGCAATAAAAGCGCTTGACAAGTTTGGCTTGCTATGATAATATATAGCCAGTCAAACAAAAGACACGGGAGGTGAGAACGGTGACAGCACTGCAAATCGTATCGTTGGTCCTAGGCTGTCTCAGCGTTGGCCTAGGTATCGCAACAATGGTGTTAAATCGTTTTCGTGAGTAAGGGGGAGCGGGCGAGACAGCAGGGAAAGACCGGCACCATTTCAACCCACGCCCCGGACGGGGCGACAGACAACCAGAGACTGGTTGACCGCATCGACAGAAAGCCTTCCACCGGGACCCACTCCCGGTGGAGGCATTCCCCGAATTTATTCACCGGAATGTGCTGCATCGGCTGCCCGTAGGCATGGCATTACATCCTATCGGTAACGCACCGTACGTGCGCCGTTTTGCAACCGAGCGCAAGTGGGTTACGCTCCTTGACACACCGCTCACTTTGGCGGTTTCGGTTCCGCCTATCGCCCTATCGCATTGCGCAGCCTATCGCTGTCCGGAACCGGCGAAAGCAAAAGTTTGTTGGATAGTATCATCCTCCTTGCTTTTGAATCCGCCCTTTTAGGGCGTGTCGGATTATAGCATTTTCTGTCGATGTTGTCAACCAGCCTGTGGAGAAAGGAGAAGTAAATGGAAATCAAAATTTTCGGAACACCGGGCGAAATTGCCGCCCTTGCAACGAAACTGCAAGAGCGGCAGAGGGTTCAGGGGTTTGAAATCAAAAGCCCCTACTGCGGCAGAGACGAGAACGGCGTGTTCCACTGCGTTTGCGGAAACTGCGGACCGCTGGAAAAAGGGAGGACGAACAAATGATATGGGTGTTGATTGCACTCGCTGCAATCGCTGTGATATGCGGCATCGGGTGGCTCAAAAATGCAATCGCCCTTCGGACGGTGCTTATGTATATGCTCAAACATAGGTACACGCTCCCGTCCGATGAAGAAATGACGGCGTTGTGTAAGTTGGCAATCAGGGCGACGCTTGGTTTAAGGAGTGGAAACGACGATGAGTAAGGCACGGATGCTGGGGGCCTTCGCTCCCATCCAGCGCCCCCGGCCGGACCGCCGGTGGCAGCAAAAGCAAGGTCTCGGCCCCAAGTTCGGGCCGAAGTCGAAGGTCGAGAACGTCAAAGCCAAAACATAAAGGGCCGGTCCCCGGCCCAAACGTAATGCAGCCTAGGCCGGTTCCAAGCCCGGAGAAATGCAGAGGACGTTGACTGCGGCGAAAAAGAAAGAATCACCTGTGGTTTGGTCACAGATGATTCTCCCCCGGTTTTGTTTGCCGGAATGCGCTGCGCCGAAAGACCGGAGTTTCTGGTCCGGAAGCTACCCCTTGGCAGCCCATTTCTCCCGGCAGCAAACCAAACTTGCATCCTTGGCGCACCGTTTCACTTCGGCAGTTCCGGTTCTGCCCTTCGCCCTGACGCATCACGCCACCTTCGTGGTCCGGTACTGGCGGAAACAAAAGTTGGTTGGATGCTATCATCCCCCATCCTCTTATTTACCCCAACGGGCAATCGGAACTATACCACACTTTTCCGCCGCAGTCAACGCAAAACAACAAAAAACGGGGCTTTCCCCGAAAATTTATGGAGGTGTAAAAATGCCCGAAGAAGTCAAGCAAGTCGCAAAAAGCGCAGCCGAGGCCATTGGCCGAATTCCCGCCGAAAAGGTGGAGATGGCTACCCGGTTCGCCGAGACCTTCGCCGCCGGTCTTGCCACCGGCATGGCCCTGAACGGGGTCGAGAAGAAGGAGGAGGCGAACAAGGAATGACCACAGAAGCGGAACTGACCGGCGCCATATATGCGCTCCGGAAGGCAATCGAGGCGTTCTACAGCGACCCGCAGAATGAAGCGGATTTCCGCCGCTGGTATCAGGAAAAGTACGGAAAACCCTACGAAGATTAAAGAAAAAGGAAGGAAATGCAAAATGACAAATCTTGAAAGACGTGTTCTGGCCCTGGAAAAGAAAATGGCCACGCTGACCGCCGGGACGAACGACCCCTACACCCTCCCCGAACCCAGAGAAGCTGACGAAATCATCAAGGAGATTCTGTTCCGGCTGGGCGTTCCGGCCCATCTGGACGGCTACCGGAACATGGTGGAGGCTATCAAAATCGTGATGGAGACCCCCGACATCCCGGTATGCACGCTCTACGCTGAGGTAGCCGCAAAAAGCGGTAAATCCAGTAGCATTGACAGGGCCATACGCCACGCTATTGAGGTAGCCTGGGCGAGAGGCAACGTGGAGGAGCAGGAGCGCTACTTTGGCAATACGGTGGACCCCAAGCGGGGAATGCCCACGGCAAGCCATCTTATCTGGACGCTGGCCGATGAGGTCAAGCACATCATGGAGGAGGAGCGGCGGAATGCAGTACATCACTGACCCGGACATGGAGATGATCTATGAGATCAACGCCCGGCGCAAGGCTGAGAAGGCCGAGGCCCTGCGGAAGTGTGAGGCCCGTGTGGCCCACGAGAAGGCGAAGCGGGCGTTCTGGCGGCTGGTCCGCCGGGCGGCCATCGAATGCGGAAGCTGCCTGTGCATCGCCGCCATGATGGCCCTGTACACCGCACGGGGCATGGTTTCCCTGGAGGTCTCCGGTCCTATCGCTCTGGCCTGTCTGCTGGTAGGGACGTGGCGGGGCGCTCAGTACTGGTCCCGCCTGAACAAGTGAGGCGGACATGGCACAAAAGAACGCAAGCCCCACGAAAGAGCAGGCCGAGGCCATGAAGAAGATCGGGATGAACCCCATGTTTTGGGTGGTCATCCGTGACCTGCACAAAAGCATGATCGTTCGTCACCGCATCACCGGTGAGGTCAAACTGGTTGAAAAATAAAAGCCGCCTCCGTGGAAGGTACGGAGACGGCAGCATAGGAAGAAAATGCTATGGCTAATTATATCACAACAAACGCCGAAAAGCAAGAGCGTCTTGCGTACACGGCGAGATTTTTAAGAGAAAGGAACCGCATAGCGATGGAAGATAATTTTGCCCTATGGCAGCAGCATGAACGGGACATGGAGGCCTCCCTGGCCCGGCGGCCCCAGTGTGAGTGCTGCGGGCAGTACATTCAGGATGACTACACCTGGGAGATTGACGGAGCGCTGTTCTGCCCGAAGTGTGCGGCGGACAAGTTCCGCCGGGCGACGGAAGACCTGATGGGAGGTGCGGTGGATGATTAAAAAGGTCCACGCCGCCAGCGATGAAGAGTGGCGGCAGATACGGGCAAAGTCCATCGGCGGTTCCGATGCCGCCGCTATCCTGGGGCTGAACCCATACAAATCCGCATACGCCCTTTGGATGGAAAAGACCGGCAAGGTCATTCCGGAGGACATCTCCGGGAAGGAAGCCGTCCGGCTGGGGAACGACCTGGAAGATTATGTGGCCAAGCGGTTCACGGAGGCCACCGGTAAGAAGGTCCGGCGGGAGAACAACACCATCTTCCGGGACGATCTTCCTTTTGCCCATGCCAATTACGACCGCCTGGTCGTTGGCGAAAAGGCCGGTCTGGAAATCAAGACTACAAACGCCCTGCACTTGAGCAAGTTTAAGAACGGAGAGTTTCCGGCGAACTACTATTGCCAAGCGGTGCATTACCTACTAGTGTCCGGCCTGGAACGCTGGTACCTAGCAGTCCTGGTCCTCGGTGTTGATTTTAAGGTCTTTACCATCGAGCGGGACGAGGACGAGATTGCCGCCCTGGAAGCCGCAGAACGTGACTTTTGGGAGATGGTGGAGACGGACACCCCGCCGGAATTGGATGGCTCCCTGTCCACGGAGGAGGCCCTGAACGCAGAGTTCCCGCAGAGCGACCCTGACGAGGAGGTTGACCTGACCGGCAACGCCGCAGACCTGGCACTGCTGGAAGAATGCGACCGGCAGATCAAGGACCTTGAGGAACGCAAGACCGCTGCCAAGAACCGCATCATGCAGACCATGGGAACGGCAGAGCGGGGCTATTACGGTGGCTACACCGTCAGCTGGAAGTCTCAGAGCCGGGCAACCTTCGACCGGAAGAAATGGGAGAAAGACCACGGAGAAATCCCGCAGAACTACTTAAAAACTTCGGAAAGCAGAACTTTCCGATTCAAAAAGGAGAATGATTGATTATGGAAAATACCATTCAGACCGCCGCTGCTGCCACGAAGGCCGTCAGCAAGAAGAAAGCCCCCAGCAGCATCCAGGACTACATCCAGGTCATGGGTCCGGCCATCAAGGCCGCTCTGCCAAGCGTGATGACCCCGGAGCGGTTTACCCGCATTACCATGAGCGCTCTGAGCGCCAACCCCAGGCTGAAAGAGTGCACCCCGCAGAGTTTTCTGGGGGCGATGATGACCGCCGCTCAGCTTGGCTTGGAACCCAATACTCCCCTTGGCCAGGCCTACCTCATCCCCTTCAAAAACCACGGGCGGATGGAGTGTCAGTTCCAGCTGGGCTATAAGGGCCTCATCGATCTGGCCTACCGGTCCGGCGAGGTCTCCATCATCCAGGCCCACACGGTCTATGAGAACGATGAGTTTGTTTATGAGCTGGGCCTTGACCCCAAGCTGCGCCACGTCCCCGCCAAGACCAACCGGGGCAATCCTGTTGCTTACTATGCCATGTTCAAGACCAAGGACGGCGGCTACGGCTTCCAGGTGATGAGCATTGAGGACGTTCGCACCCACGCCCAGAAGTTTTCAAAAAGTTTCGGGAACGGCCCGTGGCAGACAAATTTCAACGAAATGGCCAAGAAAACCGTCCTGAAAAAGGTGCTGAAATATGCGCCGCTGAAATCCGATTTCGTCCGGGGCGTTATGCAGGATGAGACCACGAAAGTGGAACTCTCCGATGATATGACCAGCATCCCCGACACCACGGATTACATCGATGTGGACAACGACACCGGCGAAGTCATCCCCCAGGAGGTAGCCGACAATGCTTAACGAGATCGTTGTAATGGGCCGCATGGTGCGCGACCCCGAACTCCGCCGGACCGGGAACGGAACCGCAGTGGCTAGCTTTACGCTGGCCTGCGAACGGGACGTGGCCTCCAAGGAGGCCGAGAAGAAGGAAGTCGATTTCATTGACTGCGTGGCCTGGCGGGGAACCGGCGAAAGCGCCGCCAAGTATTTCAGCAAGGGCCGCCTGGCCGCTGTTACCGGTCGGCTACAATTCCGCAAATGGACCGATAAGGACGGCAAGGACCGCCGGAACGCCGAGATTCTGGTGGACCACATCTACTTCTGCGGGGACAAAAAAGATTCCGCAGAGAGCCGTCCTGAGCCTTCTGAAAGCGGCTTTATGCCGATGGATGCCCCGGACGAAGGGCTTCCGTTTTGAGTGGGAGAAGGTCTCCATGGAAGTTCATTTTATAATCCCAGGCAAGCCAACCGGAAAGGGGAGACCCCGGTTTAATCGCAAAACCGGGCGGACGTACACCCCAAAGGAGACGGCAGTATATGAGCGTGCTGTCCAAAAAGCATACCTCGCTACATCCTCTGGCGTGTGCCTGAACGGACCCATCCGGGCAAATATTACCGCCTGTTACAGTATCCCGATGTCGTGGTCCAATAAAAAGAAGGAGGCGGCGCTGTCCGGGAAAATCCTCCCGACGGTAAAGCCTGACTTGGACAACGTTGCAAAAGCTGTGCTTGATGCGCTGAACGGAATCGCATATGACGATGATTCCGCCATCGTCCAACTGATTATCTGCAAATCATACACTTACCCGCCTTGTGTGGTTGTGTCCCTGGAAGAGATGGAGGGCTGACCATGAGAAGCCAGTTCACTTTTTATCGGAGCTTTTTTGATGCCATCAGCAAAATCAAAAAAGGCACGGACCGTGTAAAGGCCTACGACATGATTTGCGCCTATGCCCTAAATCAAACGGAGCCTGACCTGACAGACGCTCCTGAGTCTGTTGCGATTGTGTTTGACCTTCTCCGGCCTGTGTTTGACAAAGCAAAAGCAAAATCCGAAAACGGTCAAAAAGGTGGAAGCAAATCAAAATCTGACGATAAGCAAACCGGAAGCAAACCGGAAGCAAACGAAGATCAAACAGTAAAGGAGAAAGAGGGGGAGAAAGAGAAAGAGAGAGAGAGGGAGGTAGAGGTAGAGAAAGAAAAGGGAAAAGAAAATTTTCCCATCGGAAGCAAACCGGACGCACAGCGTCCGGCCCCTCCCCCTTCTCCCGCCGTCCCGTATGACGAGATTCAGGCTTTGTACAACCGCCTCTGTCCGTCGCTGCCAAAATGCACGGCCATGTCCGAGGCCCGGAAGAAAGCCCTCAAGGCAAGAATCCGCAGCGGCTACACGCTGGATGACTTCCGGCGGCTATTCGAGAACGCCGAGGGAAGCGAGTTCCTGAAAGGCCAGAATAACCGGAACTGGGCGGCAACGTTTGACTG